AAAACACGATTTCATATACCTATCACTAACTTTTAAATTCCTGTCTATGGATTGATACCAATATACTGATATAATTCATAAAATAGGTTCAATATGGGTATCTTTTAGTAATAATAATTAGGTATATGGCAGCCGACCTAACCGATTATCACTATATCTAGAGTACGATATTGGTACCCATAACACACTATCGTGCATGACAAAACGATACACTAAGATAGAACTACATGACATGACATTTATAATATGGGTGACAAAAAAATAAAAGTGTCACCTGTTTAGGACAGTGTGCGAAAAGTAGACAAATGTCTCACAAAATGGAACAGTCAATTTATTGACACACTACCTGTAGTGGTGTCGGATTTCCGACACACTATATATTGTGGTTTGGACTACGGCATAAGGTTTGCACTCTTAGTCGGTAAAAACTACTTCCGCGTCTAGGCAGATTATTATTATGGCAGCTACAATGGAAAAGAAACACTACGATAAGGCAGTATATTGGTTACTGCCGAATGATGGAGCACCGTTTAAGTGTGTCGATTGTGGTAAGGATTTTCATCACACTAAGGTGATTCTTACACAGATACCGAAAGATGATTCTCGCGCCACTATGTGTTATGACTGTGTAGATGAATGGTGGCTGGCTAATGCTACCAATTTGGGAATGTTTCCGTTCTAACTGTTAGTACTACTTAGGAACAACTACTATGGAATACAAGTACGACACAATCGAATACGTCATTGAACACACACTCAGAGACATCATGAGATTGGATTCACAATACAATCTGTTGAAAAAGATTGTTCACAATCCAGACTCAGATATGGATGTAAAACACATTGTCAGATTGACACGAATGATTTGCAACAATGTCAATCGAATCTTTGAATTGTATCCGGTGGTAAGGCCGGAATATGTTCAATCGGTGCCTCGCGTTCCGAGACTCATCAAACACTAGAGTAAACATTCTACAGGATACTCAATAACGTATTGAGTGTCCGATAGAGTGCTTAGTCTATTACAACTAGTAAGGAGAGAATAGTGAGATTTAACTTTGAAAAAATGCCTTTCATTCACGTTCATTGTGTAAATGGTATTGTTGCTATGCCAAAAGTTTGGTTTGGTGATGATGCTTTTTGGAATGGTCATAACTGGCAGTCACAGGAAACTGTAGACTATTGGTTCGATGGTATCGACCCTAATCCTGTTCCTGTTCTTATTACAAAGAACTATGATTGGTGTGAAAAGTGTTATAGTTCTTTTTGTTCATGTTTCTAACTAAGGAATAACTAATGCGAAGCAATATTCATTACCTGACTCATACCAATGAGTCCATTACTTTCACTAAAGAAGGTGTATGGATTCAGCCGATTGGTGATAGTCCTTCCTATAAGTTTACGGGCACACCTGCTGAACTCATTCAGATTCTTATTCATTACGCTGATGAATCTGATATGAATTGTATCTTCAAGGTAGGCATTTCACGATACTATTTCAAACCATTGGAAGTTAGATATACCACATGGCGTGAAATGTTATCTATGCCTGATGGTGTTCCGCCGGGTCAATACATCATTGAATGTGATAATGACATTACATTCTTTGCTGAAAAGCGATATAACCACTCTATGATTGAGTACTCGTTTGAATAATATCAAATAGAAGGATAGGACTGATGACAAAGACATTCACCATTAAACTTCGTGGCACAAAAGCAGAGTTAGACCGTGCCGATATCTTCCTGAGAATGGTTAAAGACCTTAATAAGATGGGTCTTAATATTGACCAAGCTATTAAGATGGTCGTAACTATTGGTATTGAGATTCCGGAGATTGTGAAATAATGAAACTTGCGACTGGTAAACTAAAAGTTCGTGATGGTATGAATAAGGAAGTGGAATACACTTTCACATATGAGCATCTTGATACCAGAGCCGATGCTCTTGAATATGCTGAAAAGTATGGACTAAACCTCGCTAGTCTCGTTACTGATGTACTGAGAACTAAAGCTCGCGCTCAGGCATATGAACAGATTATTCACACTATGAGGAAACCTAATTATGAATAAATATGAAATGACCGACACCACTAGTGATATCAACATTGTATTCAAGAACAATGTTCGTGTGTTCGCCGGACTAAAAGAAGAATGCATTGCATACATCGCATTCCATGAATCCTTCGATGGTATATGTGATGCTATTTATGCTGATAATCATCCAGATTTCAGACTTGTTGCTAAAGGTCTGGTTCTTATCTGTGATGCTTATTGGAATGACGTTCTTACTAAGGATGAATTTATAGATTACACAACCAGACTTAGTGAAAAGTATCTGCTTTAGGTTTTGTACAGGATACTCATGAGAGGTGAGTATCCGATAGAACACCTAAACAGGAGATAACATGGACACAAGACTTTACGATGAATACATGATGTGGCGTAAACAAGGATTACGCGCCATCACAGCATATGGTATTAGTAAGTATGGATTCTCATTCATACTTGATTACTTATTATAGTAGTAAGCAATATTAAGGAGTATTAAGCAATGAACCACGCATTCCAATCCTCACAGTTAGACAAAGAGAAATGTGGTATATGTAAGTATAATTTCTTACAACACAGTGCTCTTGCAGAATGTCAAGCATGCAAAAACATTGGTCCAGTCAATCCTGTAAAGACTATACTGATGTGTGAGTCATGCGAGACAAAGGAAATCACGGCAACATTAGAGGCTAATAAGCCCGAGAATGTTAAAGCTAGAGTAGATGCTGTACAGAATGCATTCACAGTAGGCAATGGTAATGGTAATGCTAAGATTGCAGCCATTAGTCATGAAGCCTCGCGCATCTTACATAATGAGATATCTGTACGTGAGGATATCTTCAATGCTCACACTAAATCTATCCATGCGTTAGACCAAGAGTTACATTCTGACCCATCCATCAACAATCCCAATTATGTACTAGCCGAAACAATCATGGCTAGTATTAAGAATTTTCAAGATGTGATGTTTGATGGTATGGCACTTGTTGTAAAAGCTGGTAATGAACAGCGTGCAGCAATAACATATCTCAATCAAATGGCTAATAGGCTTCGCGTTGAAGAACGTGAAAAGCTTAAGATTGAAGACCTAAACTATAAGCCTCTCCCGCCTAAACTTGCTAAGGTTGGTATTAATAAGATAGGTAGACCGGCTGGCTCATCAAACAAGTCTGAGAAACCTACTAAGAAATACAAACTTAAGATGTCAGAACTTCATGCTGCAATGAAGGAAACAGGACTACCGGGACATATTATTGCCACGCTTAGTATGAAGGGTCAGTCTATTGAGGAAATTAAGAAGTGGCATTTCGCTAATATGGCGAAGATGAAACTAACTAAGATTCCCAATCCTGACAATATTCCCGGAATTGAATCTGCACTTCCTATGGTAACTGAACCTAAAGTAAAACCAGAAATTGTAGATGAAGAACCCTACAATATGGATGACGAAGACTAACTACTCATTGAATAGTAGGAAATAGAAAAATGGACAGAACTGTAGCGTCAAAATTCGTTCGTGAACATTTAGATAAACACGGACTAAAAGATTGGAAAGTCAAGATAACTACTGACATTAAACAATCTTTTCTTGGATTGACCGTTTATAAAGATAAGACCATTATCATAAACGCTCACCATGTAGACATTCATCCTGATGAAGAATGTAAGGATACATTTCTTCATGAAGTGGCTCATGCATTAACTCCCGGTCATAAGCATGATGCTGTATGGCAAGATAAAGCTAAAGAGTTAGGGGCTAGACCTACTGTATGTTCGCATCTTGAAATTCCTGAACATGTTATTGATGCCATTCGCTCAGGCGAAATGGTGGAAATGACAATAGAGGAAGAAACATACGTAGTCAAGCGTCCTAAGTTCACTATCACACGTTTACAAGATAAGTGTCCTGAATGTGGTAAGGTAGCTGAGGAAATATTCGCTATCGAAACTACACTTCCTAGTGGAGATGTAGTTAAACTCATCACATTAAAGTGTTTCCACATAATCAAAAAGATTATACCGAGGGGAACACCATTTGAAAAGATGGTATCTAATGATTGGCAAGATGCTATCAAAGGATGCAAACATAAGTTCGTTAAACATAAGTGTATTCATTGTAACGAATACTGTTTGATGGACTTTCAGGTTAAAGGTGCTCAGTCGGCAGAGAAAGGATTGAGCATACAGAAAGGTTTCGGTATATTCGATGATATGGGTTTGGGCAAAACTGTCCAAGCATTAGCAATCGTAAGATATCATCTTGAATATACTCCCACGCTGTATGCTGTTAAATCAGCTATTAAGTTTAACTGGTTTAAACAGATTAATCGATGGCTTGGACCTTTGTTCATGCCACAGATTATCCAAACGTCTAAGGATTTCCTGATTCCCAATCTTAGGTCATATATCATTTCATATGACTTGTTGAAAAGATTCCCTCGCGAAAAGATTGAAAAACTAAACATAAAGTTAGTAGTATTAGATGAGTGTCAACAGATTAAGAATGTTGACTCGGCTAGGACACAAGAGGTTCGTAAGCTTGTGTCTAATCCTACTTGTAAAGTATTAGCACTATCCGGCACACCTTGGAAGAATAAGGGTAGTGAATTCTTTCCTGTTCTTAATATCATGGACCCGATTAAGTTTCCGAAATATCAGGGATTCCTTGATAGATGGGTAGACTTTCAATGGGTTGGTGATAAAAAGAAGATGGGTGGTATTCGTAATATTACCAAGTTCAAGGAATATACTGATGCACTCATCATCCGTCGTGAATTCAATGAAGTTATTGATGAATTCCCGGATATCAATAGGATGAAACTGCCGGTTCTGTTAGACGATTTATCACAATCATCCTATGATGATGAAGTAAGTGAATTCGTCAAATGGTATAATGAAGCAGTTATTGGTGGTGAGGAAGATAGCCTTAATGGACTAGAAATGTTAGCCAAAATGTCTCGTATGAGACATATTACGGGCCTCGCAAAAATACCAGCTACGCTCGGATTTGTTGAGGAATTTGTTGAGGATACTGATAAGAAGCTGGTTATTTTCCATCATCATATTGATGTTGGGAATATCATGTATGACTCACTCACTAACACCAATAAAAACACCAATCCAGACTATTATGAATTGGCTCAGACTCTTGTAGATGAGAACATTGAGGTAATGAAGTTAGATGCTACAAAGTCTGATGGTGAACGTTTTACTATTGGTGAGAACTTCAACTCATGTAAAAGAGCTATATTGATTGGTAGCACTATAGCATCAGGTGAGGGTATCGACTTACAGACATGCGCTGATTGTGTTATGCATGAACGTCAGTGGAATCCTCAGAATGAAGACCAAGCCGCACCCGGTAGATTTAGACGTATTGGTCAAAAGTCTAGTGTTATTAATATTTCCTTTGCAGAAGCAGAGGGAACTATTGATGAACACTTTGATGCCATTGTGGAACAGAAACGTAAGTATTTCCACAGTGTAATGAATAAGTCAGATATGCCATCGTGGGACCAGAATGAGATTGGTAAACAGTTAGCTGAACTCATTGTGAATAAGCATAAACAGAAAAACAAGGGTAAGAACAAGCCTGTTGTTAAGAGGGAACTGGCGAAATACTAACATGAATATCGATATACTGACCAAACTATTAGGAGAGGAATATCTTGAATATCAGGATAAAACTCTCAAGTTTATTGACCATATCGAGGCAGGATATCATACAAGATTCTTGTATAGTATGATGCCTAAATTTCTATTGGAAGCAATGGCGACAACTATAACTCATTGTTTCCTTAATCACACATCGCATCGTAGGGCAGCACTTATCATTATCGCTAATTGTATGATTCTTGATAAGAAGGCTGATACGATACTTGATGAAATTTGTAAGGAAGTACTGAAAAATAAACCTGTTGCTAATAATTGGGTGAACTGATGAAATTAAATACAATAGAAAAAGCCTTGATAGAACATCAGATAAATAAAGATACTGTTTGGTGTCAGTATCATCTAATTCAGCATAATGAAAAAAGAGAGGCTACAGGAACATTCGTAATACAAGGATATACAGTTCCTACTTGTATTAAATGTTTGAATGAACGAGTAGACCTAGTAGAATGTTATGAACCAATCAAACAAATGGAGTATATCAACATTCTAAAAAGACTGATTGAGAACAGCGATAGGATGGAAGATAGGTAAGAGATGAGAACAGCATCATATTCTACCGTAACCTTAGTGGATGATTGTAATAATACCATAGGCTATGGCTATATTATGTTTGCTGATGCAGAACTGATTGGGCCGGTTCTAGTAGATTTAAAAGGTAATCCCCTTGATACATTCGAGTGGGATAAGATTATTCAAAATAAGGTGATACTGGTTGTATACAATGAAACAATCCACTAATCCGTTGACTACACTGAAAGACCTTGAAGTATATTACCTCACTAATGTGAGTAATGATGATTCATCTATGCAGATGAAGATATTCATTGTGATGCTCATATCCATGCTTATTAAGATGGAGGAACGGGTTGTAGTTCTTGAGTCTATTATTACTAATGAGGGACGAATTAGGAGTATTAAATAATGAATGCCCATCCTTTCACACTACCTATTATCATGTGTCATTGTGCTAAGTGTAATACAGTTACACCACATGAAGAAGTATATGATGACCCATACTTTGAGTATGGATTGTGGTGTAAAGTATGTGATATGGTATGGGAAGCAGTTCTTCCTAATGATGAGGTGAAAAACTGATGGGTTACTATAGTTTATTCTGTCATTGCGCCTCGTGCCATACACCTATGTTGTGTAATCCTGACTTGGTACCATCTATCAGGATTAAAGGTGTTAAGGAACCTGTATGTGAATCATGTGTAGAACGATGGAATACGCTACATCCTGATACACATTTCACTATTCCTACAGGTGCATATTATCCGGCTCCTGAAACTCAGGAAGATTTAAGTCAGGATGGTCTTAACGCAAAGTATGAAGAAGAATATAATAGAGACTATTTCCACGACTTTGATGATAAGGATGAGGATAACGAATAGTGTGGATTCTAAATAGAAACTACTATCTTCGTATATCTATTACATGGCCGTGGTTATGGATATACACAACTAAGTCTTTACTATTGCGTGCAATAAGGAAAAACAAATGCCACAAAAAAGCGTAGTACTAGATGCTACTGTAATGACCACATTACAGAACTGTCCTAGACTAGCAGATTTCCAATTCTCACGTAACTTTAGACCTATTGAGGGTCCATCTAATTCAATGGAATGTGGACTAATTGTTCATAAGTTCCTTGAATACTATTACGGTAATATCATTAAGGGTGTTAATAAGACCGATGCCGTAGGATATGGATTCGCAGCGGCAGAAATGTTTATTTCAGGTTGTAAGTATTGCACTGGTTTTGTTCCATTTCATGACCATACTGACCCTAAAGTATCATGTGGTGATAAGTGTAGAGTAAAACCAGAATGTAATCACAAACCTGATGAGTTTCCCGGTGTTAAGAATACACCTAAAGAACCTGATAAGTCTGACCCACAAGAAAAGTGGAAAACAGGTTGGGGATGGGTATTAGAGACTTGTCAACAGTATATCGACTTTTGGCGTAATGATGTATGGGTTCCACTAGAAATTGAAAAAGTTAAGGCAGTTCAATTATACGATGATGAAGATGTTCGTGTAATGTGGAAGTCTAAACTTGATTTGATTTGTGATACGTTACAAGCTATTGTTCCTGTTGACCATAAAACTATGAAACAGGACCGTGATATGGTTAGTATGAACAATCAGTTCATGGGTCAGTGTATCGTAACTAATAGCCGTAACATTGTCATTAACAAGATTGGATTTCAAACAAGTCTTAAGCCTGAACAAAAGTTCATTCGTAAGTCTATCTCATACTCATTGGATAGACTCATAGAATGGCAAACGGAAATCCTTCCATACTACGCTAAACTGTTGCTTATGTATGATGAGATGGGATACTTTCCACCTAACTTTCAGCATTGCCAAAGTAAGTTTGGTAACTGTACCTTTCTTAAGGTATGTGAGAACAATCCTGACATGCGCGAGGATGAAATAAAGAAAATGTTCATGGTGGGTAGTGAGTGGAATCCTTCTAATGATGAGTAATTTATGAATTGGGATGATAACGAAATATATTATTTAAGTATAGGTGCTGTTGATGGAACAACATCTTATCATATGTCTAGTGATAATAAACAAAGTTTACTAGAATTTCTTAGATTATATGACCATGAAGGTAGTTCAATATCAATTCACCGAGAAAGAGACAATAGAATAACATTTAATGGTGAAGCTGTATACAAAATATTAAGGAATGAAGATGAGTAAAAAATACAATCACATCCATCGTTATAAAAAAGTAAATATAGGTGGTTTTAACAAAACCTATCTTGTATACAAATGTTATAAGCCAGCTTGCACTCATTACATACCACTCCACTTAGCTGAAGGACAAATTTCTGAGTGTAACATATGTGGCGAACCTTTTCTTATGACAAAAGCTATCTTACATGCTCATGGTAATAAAGAACCAGCTAGACCTAGATGTCAAGATTGTAAAAAGACTAAGACAAATGAAATAGTTATTGATGTATTAGATAGGTATGAACCATAATGCCAACATTAAATGACGTTAATAGTTCAGACGGCTTAGTCACCATGCTTAAAGGTGAACCTGGAACACGTAAGTCTACCTGTGCTTTATCATATCCAACACCACAGTATTGGGTATCTACTGACCAAAAGATGGATGCACTAGTATTACCAGCTAAGACATGGGGTTTAAATCTATCAAAAGACATTCATTATGATGATTATAATGATTGGAATGGACCCCTCGCAAAACTAAATCAATTCAGAGTTAATTGTCCTTATAAGACTATCATTGTTGATAGTATCACCTCATTAGGTGATTGTATTACAGGACAAGTTAAGAAGTCTAAGAAGAAGTCTAAGGATGATAAAGATAGTGGCGGTACTGGTGGTAAGACCATAGGTGGTATTACGGTCAGTGGTTATGATGAATTTAATGCTGAAGCTGCCGCATTAATAGATATGATTGATATCTTAAAAGATATTAAAAGATATCACAAGATTCATATTATCCTGATTGCCCATGTTATTGGAGCACGTAAGGATAATAGCGATAATATGTTGACACATCATTCACGAGTTATTGTGACTGGTGCTGAAAAAACATCATCAAAGATTTCGTCCCGCATGGATGAAGTATATCACTTCAACGTGGAACCGGGACTTAATGTAGATTCAGGAGGTGACTATACACTATATACAGAACATACAGGTAACGACTATGCTAGAACTACACTACCACTGAGAAAGAAAATCACATTCAATACAAAGCCACTATATGAAACATATATTGGTCCAGCTATTGAACAACTAAGGAGTATGCCGACTATTCACAAAGTACCCACTGTGCAAACAGCACAAACAACACAACAAAAACCAACAGATTTCACAGCTAAGTAAAGGAACATCACAATGGCTATTATCGAATTCAGCGAAAAAGACCTTCTTCGTGGCAAGCTCATTACTCCCGGCTGGTATCGTATCAAGGTTGATAATGTGGGTGAAGCACCTGCTAAACCTTCTGATAAGGGTCCATCCATTAACTATCCTGTTGAAGCAACAGTATTGTTTAATGGTGATAATGGGGACACTGAGTTTGCCAATGTTCCTATTGAGTGGAACTTTAATTCCAAGGCCATTAGTTTGGCTAGGGGTTTCTTGGAAGCCTTTGGTGTTGTAGTTCAGGCTAAGATGAGGTTTGACCTTAAGTCTGCCGAGGGTCGTGAACTTGACGTGTTCATTGAAAATGAAATGTATCAGAATCGTTTCATTAACAAGGTGAACCACAAGTATCGTGCTCCGAAAGACGATGTGACGGCTATGCCTGCCGTTACCAAATAGTTAGTTAATTAAGTGGGTATCATTCTTATATGGTATAGGAGTGGTACCCACTTATTAAATGTAGGGAGAATAATTATGATGAATATGATTGACTTCGATGATATTAATGATGAAATTTCAGAATATATTATGACTGATGAATCTACTGACGAAATTGAAGAAACTGAGGAAGAAGATGATGATGACTTTGACGATAATGACGATGATAATGATGAAGACGAAGATGATGATAATGATGATGAAGTAGAAGGTACTGAAGAACCTAAATAACAGATTCATTAATGTAATAGGACAAATATCTGGTTCCTAAAGTATAGATGCATTCGTATAATTAATTGGCGCTAATTATACGGAGCTGGGGAACTGTACAATAGGATAGATAATAGCCAAAAAGAGGCCAAACAATTACATTGATGATAGGGGGATGGCAGATAATACCTGACGGTAATAGTGTCATCCCCCACCTTTATTTTTAAATTTACTGCCCATTAAATTCATGAGTAGAACGGCAGTATACTCAATCATTCTTAGAGAATGTAATGGAGAAAAAAATGTTTAACAATCCGACCCTGAAAACTGAAACGCCTGAAGACGTTACCCCATTTATGGGGCAAGATGACCCTATTGAAAAGAAAGATGAAGCTAGAGTACAGGGTAAGATTATTAAAGTATCATCTCAGGGATATGGTTTCATATCCTCTAAAGAGATTAAGTTCACTCGTATCTTCTTTCACTGGACATCACTAAAACAAGAAACACTTAACTTTAAAGACCTTAAGTTAGGTATGAAGGTTGAGTTCACACCTGTGGAAATTCCCGGTAAGGGACATAGGGCAATTAGAATTGTAATACTTGACCCTATCGAAAAAGAATAATGACCCATCTTGAGCGTTACAATTCTGTCAAAAGCTGGCAGGAACGTGCCCAAGTAATGGAAATCTTTCATTTAGGTATGTGTCTAACTGATAAGAAATGGACCATATCTAAAACATCTGAGTATTTTCAATGTAGTATAGGACTAGTAAGTGAGAATCTCAGAATAGCTGAAACCAGCCATAAAGAACCCAGTATATTGTTATGTAATACTAGACAAGAAGCAGTGGGTAAATTGGAGTATCTACATGATTAAACGTCCACAGGAGTGGTTTATTCGTAATGTTCAAATGCAAATGTGGGTCTTTAATATCAGTGAATATACCATTGATATTGAAGAAGCACAACTATTTACAAGAGAACAAGCTGATGAACTAGAAAGACAACCACATCACAAGAAAATCTTTATTCTCGAACTAGAACATGTAATCAGACGTAAGTTCAATCTATCTAGAAATATGCTTGAGTCTGTTAGACGAAGCAAAATGAGAAATAGTATTGAAAAACTACATGAAAACTTGAAGTCAGCCTAACAACATGACTGAGAAAAAGTACATTGCCGGGTATGGGTCATTAGGTGCGAAGCTAATGATACTCGGAGACTGTCCATCCTATAAAGATGTGGAAAGTGGTAAACCATTAAGTGATAACATTATCGGTGGATTATTATCAGAAGCCGGAATACGTAAAGAATCTTGTTGGGTAACTACAGTTTGTAAATACTATGTTACACCCAATGTAAAAGGTAAAAAAGTACCTTTCTCTATACGTGCTCAGAATGAAGGCATAGATATAGATAAAGAACTATTAGACCTTAAAGCTGAAATTACCGAGATAAAGCCCAATTGCATCCTCGCGCTCGGTAAAAATGCATTATGGGCTTTATCCGGTAAAACCGGCATTAAGTATCATCGCGGAAGTATAATGCGGGGTATTGGAGATACAAAGTTTATTCCTACTTATAATCCAAGTCACCTGAATTTTCAAGCCACTGATATAGAATTCACAGGATATTGGAATAAACAAGTAATGCTCTTTGATATTAAACGAGCATTAAAACAATCTGAATTTCCTGATATAACACTGCCTGCGAGGAGTCTTC